AAAAGAAGGGATATCTTGGATTATCTGATTTCTCAAACAGTAATGCCATATTATCTTCCGATTTTCTTCTTTCTATCAAGAAAGAGTTAGAAAAACACTTTATAGTCAAAGTAATCATTATATTCCGTAATCCTGTGCGAAGATGGTATTCTGAAGCGTCAGTCGAGTACAAATACAATACTGGCGAACATCCGATGGAATGGAAGGGTGGGACAACAGATGTAACGGGATATAAGGATAGTATCGAATATTGGAAGTCTAAACGCATAGATCACAATTGTGACTACCTACAGATCTATAAAAATTACAAAAGTGTATTTGAAACTTATCCAATCGTTATGGAGGAGTTTTGGTACGATCAGAGTGGTCTCAGTGACTTTTTAGGACGTGATATAAGTAAAGTCAATGCAAATGTATATTGTCCGTATATTGGCGTAAATAAAGATCATACACCTGCAGATCTACAAGAACTGTCAGATGATGACCTTATTTGGGGTATGAACAAACTTGGGAAAGTGTATACAGAATGGGACAAAGAATTCGGATATATACCTCAGTCATGGTTATAATATGAAAAGACTTTGGAGATGGCTAAAAGGAGAGTACAAACTCTGGAAACTTCGTCGTCAAGATCCGTACATCTATGAGGATGATGACGAGTAAAATACCACTTCTGGTATTTTGTGGATGGGGTCACTCTGCAACTACTCCTTTTTATTACACTGTTGCGTTGGATAATAAAGGATTTCATGGTGGACATAAGAAGGAGACGGGGTATCTAAATGAGTTAGAGAACTATGAGTTCTTCAACCAACCGATGTGGAAGTACACGTCAGATCCATATGAGAGATTGTTGGGTAAAGACGATCCTATTACACCTCCTTCTCTGAATTGTCACTCACCATATACTAGGCATACGGAAGAGTTTATACGAGATTGGATAGCAGAACCACCAAGTATCCAGAAATACATTGATTACTATAAAATACATTATGAAAACATCAAAGATGATTACTATGGTGTCTCAGACTTCGCTAATGGTAACTCATGGTTGAGAGAACCATTTCTTGAGAAGTATATTCCAATACTACAACAATACTTTGATGTGAAGTGTATATTTGTAGCAAGAGATCCTGTACGCAGATCTTATTCAGATTTTAGTGCAAAGTTTACAGAAAATGATGTAAGTGGTAAAAGACTAAAGGACGGATGGTTGTATCCCGACAATCCTACTGATAAACAATATACTAATATACATGAAATGTTCCGTGGTGAACTTTATAAGAGCTGTACTAGGTTCTATGTCGAGTTTTATTGTAAATTCAAAAAGTATGTGCCAACATTACAACTTGTTATGGAAGAGTTCTGGGAACCAAGTAAGTTTAAGGAACAGACAGCGAAAGTATCAGATTTCTTGGGATATCCCATAACAAAAATTCATGACAATGCCTTTTGGCCAGAAGCAGCAGATAATGCACCACATTATGATTATCTCAAAGATCAGTGGGGGTCAGTCAGAGACCCTCTGACACCTGAGTTATATGAATATGGTAGAAATGTACTATTCCCTGTTTACAAGGCGTGGAAGGACGAGTTTGGGGTATTACCTGATACATGGGGTGAGTACATATGATCAATTATTGGGCGATACCTAATATGGGTAAGATGCATATGATGCAACTAATTGAAATCAATAAAAAATCATATACAAAAATTAAACACCCGTATTATTTTTACAAGCAATGGCATCATCCTAGTGATTATAATAAAAGAATAGAAAAGACATTTGTAGTGAGGAAAGGAGAGTCGAAAGTTGAGACATTATTAAAAACTAAAACTACATTTGGCGAGTTACCTGATTTCATTGCAGAAAGACATGAATACTTAGATAGAGTGGCGAGTAATTCTATCGATAGTACAAAACTTCATTCTAATACGAGTGAAGTTGGAGGTGACCTTATGCAGCATTACTTTGGAAGTGTGAATCATAGAAAACCTCCTGATGTGTTGATGAAGGACAAAGATCCTGTTGAAGTATTCTTTACTGATAAGTGGTTCAAGGATCTGCAAAAATATTTTCCAGTATCACCCTCACCAAATTATCTTGGAACATTTTTAGAACCATATCTTAGGACTAAGACAAAATGTATAACACCTTTTATAGATGAGTTGTGTAGTGTTGACATTATTTTTGATCCCTTTACTATCATGGGGAGATACATGCTTGGTCACCCACAGGAAGTAGAGGAAGATGAACAAGAAAGGTATGTTGTGAGTTTGTACAAATTAAGAAAAAATATAATTCCATATAAAGAAGATTTGATTGATTGTTTTGCAAGTAAACTCAAAAGATATCAAAAGGGAGATGTCATAGGTAGGTATAAAAAAGATAAAAGAGTTATATGGAGCTACCTTGATGGTGTGGTACGGAATCTAAGAAGGATTGAATTGTATCTAAGAAAACATAAAATAGAATCAATATACTTCAACATGGATAGAGATGACTATAAGGTGACTTTTGGTTTTGATAAGAATGAATTACCACGCACTGCTACACATCCTGGTTACTACCCAGAACGAGATGAGTATGAGACAATAGCGAAGGAATATGTTATGATGAGAAATATGAAAGACATGAGAAGGAGAGGTAGAATATATGATTGGATTTAGTGAAGGGTTTCATGATGCTGCAGTAGCAGTGGTCAATGATGGTAAGATTTGTTATGCAGCACATTCAGAGAGATACTCTAAAAAGAAACATGACAAACACTTAGATCTCACTGCTGCTTCTACAGCAAAGTTATTATCTCATGATGGTAAGATAGCATTCTACGAAAGACCATGGTTGAAAAGAACAAGGCAGTTGTTTGCAGGTCAGAAGGCATGGTATAGACATAGACATTTGTCACTCAAACCAACACAGTACTACAGTCATCATAAATCTCATGCAGCAGCAGCGTTTCAAACCTCTCCGTTTGAAGAAGCAGCATGTGTAGTAATTGATAGTATAGGAGAGTGGGATACTACATCTATATGGACTGCGGAATACAAAGACGGAAAAGCAGTATATAAGAAGAGATGGTCGCAGTGGTATCCGCAGTCTATAGGTTTATGGTACTCAGCACTCACCAAGTGGGCGGGATTGCGTCCTTTAGATGAAGAGTATATCTTTATGGGTATGGCAGCGTTTGGTAATCCCGTGCACATGAATGTAGTAGAAAGGCAGTTGCATAAGAATAATCATAAGGGAGCGAGGATAGGAGACTATGACAAGTGTGATATTGCAAAGAGTGCAGAGAGAATACTTCAATTAGAACTCAATAACATATTTGCTAGAGCATCACAATATAGTAAGCACATATGCTATGGTGGCGGTGTTGCCCTCAACTGTGTCGTGAACACTGGATTGAGGGAAATGTACAATATGTGGATTATGCCTTGTCCTGGTGACGCTGGTGGTGCTCTGGGAGCAGCATGTCTTGCTTATGGTGGTAAGGTTGATTTCAGTCCTTACTTGGGATATAATATACAGAAGTTCTGTGATCCAAGGAGAGTTGTTGATGGACTCCTCGAAAAAAGAGTCGTGGGGGTTGCGAATGGCCGTGCTGAGTTCGGTCCTCGTGCTCTCGGTAATAGAAGTTTATTGGCGGATCCGAGACAAGCAGAAACAAAAGACTTAGTAAACAAGATCAAGAAGAGAGATTTGTTCAGACCTTTTGCACCTGCTATACTTGAAGAGCACTGTCAAGATTACTTCGACATGCCTAAACAATCAAGGTATATGTCATACGTTTATAAATGTAAGCAACCAAAGGCGATACCTGCCTGTATACACGTTGATAACAGTGCTAGGGTACAAACAGTCCCAAAAGACTCAGAAAGCATTCTGAGACCAATACTGGAGTGCTGGTATGAACGCACAGGTTGTCCTGTATTATTAAATACATCTTTGAACATCAAGGGTAAACCTATGGTAAATACGACACACGATGCAAAACAATTTGAGGAGAAATATGAAGTCACTGTGTTTTAGTGGTTGTAGTATCACATGGGGTGATGAACTAAAGAACAGATATGGTGAGAGATACAGCACCATTGTATCAAATCATTATAATGTCAAACACGTAAACATATCAGAATGTGCTCTTAGTAATGATGGTATTGTCAGAAATACTATCAGGCATCTACAAAACACTTCTCCAGATTTAGTTGTTATTCAATATACTGTTCATCCAAGATTGGAGTACTTTACACTTAAAGATGAGGCAGAGAAGTGGACACCACAAAGAGCAAACACTACCTCATCAAATTCTAGAGCATACTATTTGAATGTTTATAATGACGTTATGGCTGCTGAGAATATGTGGAAGAACATATTTTTATTCGACGCATATTGCAAGAGTGTAGGACAGAAGTATGTTTCATTGATTGCTGACCATTTTGAACGTATTATTGTAAAACCTGAAAAATTTTATAAAGATCATATAGGGTATTGGAGAAGTATGTGTAAAGATTATAATCCCACATATATTCAAAAAGACTTACTAGGCACTGAGTTTCAGCGTCCAGAAAATTACGCTCAAGGAGTGAAGGGTGGTCATCCTAGTGCGAGTGGTCACATACTAATGGCAAATAAAACTATCGAGTTGATAGACGCTATATAAAGTGTTATAATGATTATGACTGAACTCTAATTATGGCTAAAGGATTTAAGGTGGTTTCTAAATCACCAATTGCGAATGAGGAAGCTTTCGATATTGAAGCAGCAAAACAACTCATCAAAGGTAAAAGTATTGTATTTTGTTTACCTGGTCGAGGTGTATCATACATCTTCCTAAAGAATTTCGTATCACTCTGCTTTGAGTTAGTACAGAATGGAGCAAATATACAAATAGCACAAGACTATAGTTCTATGGTGAACTTTGCTAGATGCAAGGTTTTGGGTGCAAATGTTTTGAGAGGACCTGATCAATTACCTTGGGATGGTAAACTCAACTACGACTATCAACTATGGATTGATAGTGATATAGTGTTTACTAATGAAGCATTCTACAGAGTGCTTGCAATGCAGAAAGACATAGCAGGTGGTTGGTATGCTACAGAAGATGGTAGAACAACATCATGTGCACATTGGTTAGAAGAAGATGATTTCAAAGAAAATGGTGGTGTCATGAATCATGAGATGGTTGATGGTATTGTCAAGAGACGTAAACCATTTACTGTTGACTATTCTGGTTTTGGTTGGTTACTAATCAAGAATGGTGTATTTGAGAATAAAGAGATCAAGTATCCTTGGTTTGCTCCACAAATGCAAGTCTTTGACTCAGGTGAGGTACAAGATATGTGTGGTGAAGATGTCTCTTTCTGTCTTGATGCAATCAAAGCAGGTTATGAAATATGGATAGATCCACAGTGTAGAGTTGGTCACGAGAAAACAAGAATCATATAGATACTTCCGATGATTAATATAACTGATATGGAATTGTATGACATATACATCAAAGGATCGCTAGAGTTCAAGTCAATCACAGAGGAAGAGATGGAGGATAAAGTGCAAGAATTGGCAGACGATTATTACAAGGAAGGGTTTCCGCATCCAGAAGAAATAGAGGTCAGATACCTCGGTCATGAAGACGACCCTCAATAGAGGGTCTTTTTTTTGCTCTAAATAATGATAAATATACCCAGACTATAAAGATCTAGTGCCAGCACAGACTTTTTCAAAAGGATTCAAAGATATTTCTCTGTCTTTTAAAAAACATCCCGTAACGGATGATATTCTTGTGCTGAAAAATGAAGATGCTATAAAACGTTCTGTACAGAATCTAGTTCGTATACAGTTGGGAGAGGTGTTTTTCAATAACCTACTTGGAACTCGTATAAGTGGTTCTTTATTTGAACTCGCCAATTCTGATTATGTTGACCCTATTCAATCTGAGATTGAAACAACGATCAAGAACTTTGAACCTAGAGTAACTCTGACAGATGTAAAAGTTCTTACTACACCAGATGAAAACTCAATTGATGTATCTATATTTTATGATATTATTGGACTAAATGCACCCAATCAATCAGTCAATTTTATTCTCGAACCAACTAGGTTATAATGGCACTGCAACAATTTACAAACCTAAACTTTGAAGATATAAAGTCTTCTATAAAGGATTATCTGAGAGAAAACTCTAGTTTCTCGGATATGGATTTTGAGGGATCTAACTTATCGGTTATAATAAACTTATTAGCGTATAATTCATATACAACAGCGTACAATAGCAACATGATAGTCAATGAGACCTTCATTGACAGTGCAACACTAAGAGAAAACGTGGTTTCTCTAGCAAGAAATATAGGTTACGTTCCTAGGTCTAAAACAGCAGCAAAAATGCTTGTAGACTACTCTATGACAGGGATAACAACCACTTCTACAACTGTTGTGCTTCAACCTGGTGTGATAGCAAATGGATCAGTATCAAATGTAAATTACATATTCTCAATACCAGAAAAAGTTACTGGCACTGCAAGTGAAGGAGAGGCAGTGGGAACTGTAGAGATTTATCAGGGTCAGTATCTTAAATCTTCTTTCATAATCAATGATTCTCAACCCAATCAAAGATTTATCATACCCAACAACGGTGTGGATACATCAACAATAAGGGTGAAGGTAAAAGAAAATAATGCAAGCACTACTGCCACTGAGTACAAACTTGTAGATAATATAGTGGGTGTTACATCTACATCGAACATCTATCTCATACAGGAAACCACTGATGAGAAGTATGAGGTGCTATTTGGTGATGGTATTTTTGGTGCTAAGTTAGATAATGGTAATGTAATTGATATTTCATACAT